ATGAATGATAATCCCGAATTGTTGGAGGAATAAGAAAATGACAGTCGCAGATTTTTATAAAAAATTCAAAGAATTAATGGAACAAGGGTATGGTGAATATACGGTGTCAACTGACGCGGGACTTGCTCCGTTAGTGGCTGAAAAGGCAGAGATATGGGAAGATAGCAAAGAAGTGATTTTGTGATAAAAAAGTGAGGAATAACAATGAATTTGATAAAGAGGTTTAAGAAAAGAAAACAAGAAGAATTAAAAAACGAGTTTTATAACTATATAGAAAATGCAAAGCACAATATAAAAATGGCAATAAACAGTGAGGTGGCGGAGTTTTGGTATGCAAAAGCGCTCGGAGCATTGGATTTAGCCGGAAACATAGGTATGATAGACTTTTACGAACAAATTAAGATAGGAAATGAGGTTAGGATTATACGGAGGAATAATAAATGAAAGAATGGAAGTCAAAAAAGAATGAATTTGGAGAAGAATGGCACGAACTTCGTTTTAGCCCATTTTATGAAGATGATGATGAGGTAATTGCGAGTTTTGTTCAAGATGAAATGGATGATAAAGTATTTTATTATATATCAGAAGAATTAAGTGTAGACGATGACCTATTGTGGGCTGACAGCATAGAGGACGCAAAGCAACAAATCGAAGATATGCTAATTGAGCATTGGAAAGATGAGATTGAATATTTAGAAGAAAGATTAAAGGAATTTCAAGAAAAACAAACGGAGGAATAACAATGCAAGTAACTATAAGTGCAAACGGGAAGAACATAAAAGCTGAAATATCAGAAGAACAGGCTAAAATATTGGGATTGGTTGAGGATAAACCTAAAACAGGATATGAAAGTCTTGGAACTGGAGAAACATATTATCTTGTTGATGTAGATGATGAGATAACTACTATGAAATATGACAGCCGATTAGACCGAGATTGTTATGATGTAGGCAATTATTACAGTGATAAGGTGATTGCCGAGAACAATGCTCGTGCAGACAGATTGCTCCGTCAGCTAAGACAGTGGCAAGCGCTGAACGATGAACCTGTAAATAAGAGAGATCTTATACAACTGATATTCACTATCGGTTATGACTACAAAAAAGATGATGCAGGAAATGATGCAGGACTTTACGCATATAGTTATCATCGTCCTGTAAGCTTTGGTGAGATTCACTTCTCGACCAGAGACAAAGTGAAAGAGGCTATCAATGTGTTCAAAGATGAACTGACGTGGTATTTTACGGAGTATCAACGAAGGTTAGATGAAACGATGCAATAAGTCGATAAGGAGGGAAAACAAATATCGACAGAACAATTATGTTGGACGTGTCAGAAAGCTTGCGGCGATTGTTCGTGGAGCAGTTGCTTTCAGCCTGTTGAGGGTTGGACCGCTGAAAAGGTGCACCGCAAGACGTATGATTCGTATAGAATTGAAAAGTGTCCGGAATATGTACCGGATAGAGCAAGCAATTCTGAAAACAAGAAAAAGACACGAGTAACCAACAAAGAATTAGATACAATGAAAAGATTAAGAGATGATGGTCTATCATATTTTGAAATAGCAAAGATTGTGGACAGAAACCCTGACGTGGTTAGGGTGAATTTGGTGAGGTGTTGATATGGATAAAATAGCGAAGAAGTTAAAGCAGAAACGCAGAGCCGTAAGGCAGGTGATAAAAAACGCCGAAGAAGAAAGAATATTAAAAAATTTTGATGAAATTGCAAAGAAACACGGTATTAAGAAATTCAATAGAAAGAAAGCATTGCAGTCGTACAAGATTGTTGAAAACGAAGTTACAACAGAGGGTGTTGTCAATCTTGTAGTAGTCGGTGCGTGGTATCTGCGTATAAAATGCAAATGGGGTCAAAAACGCGTGTGTCAATACATAGAGGGAGTTATTCGATATATTGGGGTTGTGTATAACCGTGAACGCGATATTGATAAACTCGCAGAGGAATTAAAAGATGAGTGCGATTTTGATTATGAAAAACTGATGAACGATTTTGACCCACTAAAAATCAAGACAAGCACTGCCGAGCAAGACCGTATTAAAATGGTTACGTGTGCAATGAAAAACAATGCACCTATAATCCTGTATACGTTCTATTCGATGTTGAAATGGAAGAAGAAACGTATAACAGAATTAGGACAGGCAATAAAAGATGTTTTAATGGGTATGCAGGACGGCAAGCTGAAAGAGGTTAAAGAGGTCGTAAGAAAAGAATGCGGTATGACATTCTATTACGACGGAAGGATATTGTATAGCAAATAGGAGGACAGGAGATTGACGGAGTTTAGGTTTTCGAGAACGTTAGACAAATTGGGGATAAGCTATAACACGCAAGGATTGATATATTTCCTGTGTGTTAATGCTAAACGACTGCCGGAGCAAGATAAGGCAGTGCTGAATATGTGTCTTGAAGTCGCAGGAGAGGACTATCAGGCACTATATAAATTTCTGACGGACAGCTCCGTCAATCACGTCTACATACAAATGCAATACGGATTGCACCCAAAACGATTATTTAATCTAAAACGCGAATTCTATAAACGATTTAGGCAAAAGATAAAAAATATAATATAACGCAAAAAGACAGCTACCAAAGCGGTAACTGTCCTTTTTTGTATTATGCGTTTTCAATCAGTCTTTCGATAGTTTGACTGATATTTTCACGTCTTTCGAGAGCAAGCGACTGAAGCTTTTTCTTAGTTCCTGCCGATAACGTTATTGTTGTTCGGTAGGTGTCGCCCTCCGACGCTTCACCGAAGTATTGCTCATAAACTTCCGGTGAGGCGTGTTCTTCGGCAAACGCCTTTGCGTCATTTTCCGAAAGTGGAACAATTCGCTCACCCGAAGTCCACATATTACCGTCGGCTTCGGCATAAGCCGTTCTTGCACCACCGTAGCCATACAAGAAAAACTCTCCGGTACGCTTTATATATAGTTGCTCACAAAGGGCGTCAAAGTCGCTCTCCGGCAAGCCGTTATCATAACTGCACACCTTTTGTGCAGTGTCTGTGTCGTACTTACGACCTTTAATAATTTTTTGCATTTTACATTCCTCCTATTAATTAAATTTGATTTTATCATTGATAAAATCTTCTACAGTATTGGCTTTAAAGTCCTCTACTGTAAAGCAACCTTGACCATTTCCACAACGATAACCTATTACTTCGTCTTCCAAGCCTGTTACCTCAATCCAATATGAGGTGTTATCGCTCTCTGTTTCAGGTATACCAAAACGGAGAGTTCCGTTCGGCTCGGGACACCTTGGAGCTTCAGTGTAAGGTGTTTTTGATGTGATTTCTTTTATAAGAGCCTTACCGCTTTCGGTAAACACTCTTTCATATTTTTCCACCTCTATTGATAGAGGTTCTCTATATTCTTTCATTTTAATCTTCCTTTCTTGTCTTGTTATCATATTGCACCTCTGCATTGCACCGACGCACCGAAATGCGTCGGAATTGCACTTTTACATATACTTTTTTAACTCACTCTGTAATTCTTTCAATTTTGCTTTTGCGTCCTCATATTCTTCTGCTGTCCAAAAATGAGGAACATAGCCGTCTTCACCTTCATTATAGAAATCGTTGTATTTTTCCTTTGCTTTTTGTGCTTCTTCTTTTGTACTATACAAATTTCCTGCAGCTTTTATAGCCTCACATCTTTGAACTATTTGCTCCCAAGAAACAATATTTTCTTCAATTTCTTTTCTTTTTGCTATTTTTTCTTTTTCACTATTCATTTGGACTAATTCGTCCCATTCGTCTTGATTTATGATATAAACATTTCCTGATGAACCGGTAAATTGTCCGTCCGATTCTCTGTTTAAAAATCCAAGAATTTCATCGAACATAAGATATTTTAAATCTATACTCTCACCTCTGATACCTATAAAAGCTCTATCTCTAAATTCTTTTACATATTGCTTTTTCTCTTCGTCAGTCAATCGTCTTGCTTTTGTTAATTGACCTCTGCCGTCTAAGTAACAAACTAAAAATTCTTTCATTTTAATCTTCCTTTCTCTTGCCTTTCAGCTGACCTCTTTTGTTATTTTCTGATTATATTATAGCAAACTTTTATGCCAAAGTCAATACTTTTATGCTAAAGTTAAATATGTTTATGAAAAGCGTACATATATTCCTATGATGATTTATGCAATATATACAAAATGCAAAAATATTAAAATTGGAAAATAGTGAGGGGGATAGATTTGATTTACTACATATAGTAGGTAGAACCGTCGTGAGGACGGTGGGTTAATATTTCACTGATTGTCGGTGGGGACGGAAATATTAAATTGATGAAAAGGGGGTGTCAGCCATCGCAAAACAGAGAACATATACAGACGCCGACCGTGAGCAGGCATTTGCGGAATACACGGTATTGGGAAATTGGGAATTAGTATCACGCAAAATGGGTATTCCCGTAAACACGTTAAAATCGTGGTGGCGACGACATCCGCCTGATATGGACGAATATGCAGAAAAACGGCGAGAAGTCCGCGAGGGTTTCATTGAAACGGCGAGTAAGGCTATTGAAAACGGCGCGGAACTGATTAACAGGCGTATGGAAACGGCATTGAAGTACCAACAAGAATTGGAGGGACTATTAGATGAAGTATCCAACGACGAAGATATGACAGTGCCGCAGAAAAAAGCCTTGATATCTAAAATAAAGGCTTTGGAACTGCACAAGTTAAGCGAAATCAGCACAGCAGTCGGCACTCTGTATGATAAGCGTGCATTGGCACAAGGTCAATCAACCGAGAACACGACTATTGAAATTAAAATGCCACAGGACGTGATGAAATATGCAGAATAGTCTGAAATTAGACCTATCACGCACAAATCCGAAACAGGAACAGTTTTTCACCGCACATAACCGAATGATTATGTACGGCGGAGCAAGAGGCGGCGGAAAGTCGTGGGCGGTCAGAATGAAAGCGGTACTATTGGCTATCAGATATGCAGGCATAAAAATGTTATTCCTGCGACGGACATACAGGGACTTGGAGCGTAATCACGTTCGCGAGTTAGAGCCGCTATTGAAAGGTATAGCGAGATATAGCAAACAGGAAAAGTGTTTCTATTTCAATAACGGTTCGCTGTTGGAAATGGGATATTGCGACAGTGAGAGTGACGTCAATCAATATCAGGGTATCGAATACGATGTCATTTTTATGGACGAGGCTACGCAATTCACTGAATATCAATATTCAACACTGACAGCGTGTATCAGAGGTGCTAATTCGTTTCCTAAACGCATGTATCTGACGTGTAACCCCGGCGGTGTTGGTCACGAATGGGTAAAACGTCTGTTTGTATCACGAAAATACAGGAATGCAGAAAATCCTAACGACTATATGTTTATTCCTGCGACGGTGTTTGATAATGCGGTGCTATTAGAAACAGATACAGGCTATGTGGATATGTTAAATAATCTGCCCGACGGACTGCGTGAGGCGTGGCGTGACGGTAGTTGGGATTTGCTTGAAGGGCGCTATTTTGATGAATTTGACAGGTCAATACATATTGTTAAACCGTTTCAAATTCCTGAACATTGGCGTAAATATCGCGGAATGGACTACGGTTTAGACTGTTTAGCATGTGTATGGGTGGCTATTGATGAACGCGGTAACTACTACGTTTACCGTGAGTATGCCGAAAGCAACAAAGTTATTTCAGTCGGTGCGGAGGAAATAGTCAATCTGACACCGACTGACGAACGAATAGAATATACCGCCGCTCCGCCTGATATGTGGGGTAGAACACAAGAAAGCGGTAAGACCAAAGCGGATTTGTTCCGTGAGGGCGGTTTACCACTGCTGAAAAGTTCAAATAACCGTGAAGCAGGTTGGTTGGCGGTCAAAGATTTATTACAGGTCAAAAACGGCAGTAGTCGATTGATGATATTTGATAATTGCATTGAATTAATCGACTGTTTAACATCGTTGCAACGTGATACGAAACACCCAACGGATTGTGCGACAGAACCACACGATATAACACATTTACCTGACGCATTGCGGTATTTCGTGTTGCAATTTACATCACCGTCAAAGCCTCCGAAAGAGGAAAAGACGGCGATACAGAAGTACAGAGAGCGAGCGATAAAGGGCAAAACACAAAAAAGGAGGAGCTATTTCTAATGAAAATCAAGAAGATAAAGAAAAAATGCGAAGTCAGAGGGTGCAAAAATACCGATACATATTCACTGACAAATACAAACGAATTCGGTAACAGTGTCATTATCTGTGAAGAATGTTTGAAGAAAGCGGTTAAAGCTGTTGCAGAATACGACCCGTCAGCGGAGAAAAAGACGGTATCAGTACCACCGCCACCGCTATTTTTCCACGGTGGAATAGAGAAAACAGTTAAAAACGCGGAAGAAACAATTGAAACAGAGGATAACAACACAGAAGAATACCCTATTCCGTACACAAAGGAGTATTTGGACGGTGTTAAATACAACGATTTAAAGAAAATCGCCAAAGAAATGGGTATCAACGCAAACGCCGACAAAGAAACATTGATTGAGAGTATTTTGCAAGTTAGTTAAGGGGGAGTGGCTATGAATGTAACAGGGTTTCTGCTATGCGTTATAGCTATTCAGACACTAACCATAGTAGGAATGACAATAGTACAACATATCGAACGCAAAGACCTGTATAACAGGCTGATGTGTAGAAATATGACCGAATACAACAACATCAAAACTGACGAGCCAAAACAACCTATCAGCAGACACAAAGCTGTTTTGAATAGGTGGCGCAAGAACGACGTAAGGGTGGGTGATGAATAATGAATTTAAGATATTCACCTGTATTGCAGGGCATAAAAGCGAGCGTAAAGAGTATGTTTTCACCACCTAACAGTGAAAGTGCAGATGATGAAGAAGTTGACAGAGTAATTGACACCGACGACGACGGAAATCAGCTGTACAAAGAAGATATTATCGCAAATATTCACGAAGAATTAGAGAAACGCCGTTCAGCACGTTCGGCATTGGAAACACAATGGCATCTAAATGCTAATTTTTTAGTCGGTAATCAGTATTGTGATTTTAACCCATACAGTCGCGAAATAGAGCAGTTAGAGCCTGTATACGATTGGTTGGAACGCGAAACGTTTAATCAAATTGCACCACTGATTGATACACGAATTGCGAACTTAAAGAAAATCAATTACAGAATGAAAGTCAATCCACGCACGAACGAATTAGAGGACTACGCAAAGGCTGAAACATCAACTACGATATTACAGTATTTGCAGACTTCAAGCGATTTCGACACCAAGAAAAACACTGCAATACAGTGGAATGAATTGTGCGGTAACTGTTTTTGGCTATCGTGGTGGGACAAAGACAAGGGCGAGAAATACGCCACCGAAAAAGTCGTTACTGTTGATGAAGAGGGCAATGAGAGAAAGTTTGAGCAAGCGTTCTATCAAGGCGATTTGGAGTACGGATTGATAACACCGTACGAAGTATTCCCAGAAAGCATATTCAAAGAGGGAATAGAGGCACAACGTTCAATTATTTTGGAGCAAGTAAAGACCAAAGAGGAAATATACGACCTATACGGTATCAAAGTTGAGGGTGCAACGGTTGAAACGTTTGAATTGACGCCCGTTGTTGCCGGAGGCGGTTTCGGTTACGAGAATACCGTCACAACATTAGGTACACGTTCGGTAGATAACGCCGCAAAAGTGATTACGTATTTTGAACGTCCGACCAAACACAGACCGGACGGAAGAATGATAATCATTGTCGGTGACGAACATTTGGTTTACTACGGTCCGCTACCGTATTCACGCATACCGCTAACGCAAATGATGTGTCGTGAAACGGCAGGACAATTTTTCGGTAGGTCAGTAATCGAAGATTTAATACCACGTCAGCGTGCGTATAACGGTTGCCTAAACCGTATACACGAATACATCAAACGCATTGCAATACAGGGTTTCTATGCCGAAGAGGGCAGTATCGACATTGAAGAATTTGAACAGAACGGTGCGGCACCTGGTGCAATGTTAGTGTACAGACAGGGAACAAATGCACCTACACCTATTCCGAATGGCAATTTACCGTCAGAAATAATGACGGAACGCTACAATCTGAAAAATGATATGGAATATGTAGCAGGTGTATCACAGCTGATGATGAACGGTGCAACGCCTGCGGGCGTAACGTCAGGTACAGCTATACAGAACCTTGTTGACATAGACAATACACGTCTATCACTGACAGGCGACCATATCCGAAACAGTATCAAAAATTTAGCGGTAATGTGGCTTGAAATCTATAAAAAATACGCGAATACGCGACGCGTGCTGAATTGCACAGGTAAAAACCGCATCGGTAATGCGATTATTTGGAATAGCGACGATATTAACAGCTATGACGTGGAATACGTCACAGAAAATGAACTGTTGATGTCGGAAGAAGTGCAAAAGGAACGTTTCTTTGACGCATACAAAATGGGACTGTTTACCGACGCAAACGGTCAGATACCGGAGCGTGTAAAACAAAGGGCGTTGGAGTTTATGAAAGTAGGCAATTACACCGAAATAATGAACATCAATGCACTGCAAATACAGGCGGCACAACGTGAAAATGTATTCTTTGAGCAAGGTGCAGTACCGAGAGTATCAGAGTTTGACGACCACGATATACACATAGACGAACACCTACGGTATATCTTGCAGTTGGATTTTCAGCTGTTAAAACTGAAAAAGCCTGAGTATGCAAAAGCATTAGAGGACCATATCAGACTACATAAACAAGCACAAGCACAAGACCAACAGCAGAATGTAATTGCTATGTTGGCACAACAAGGACAAAGATAGGAGGACTATACATAATGGATAATTTCTACGACGCAAGACGAGCGACCGAAGATATGTTTGACGGTCAAGAGGTATTGGGCGAAGAAAGCACCCCCCAAGATACCCCACAAGAACCACAACAAGAGGGACAAGAGCAAGAACCACAAGCACAAGAACAACCGACACAGGATAATAATGCGGTTGATGAGGCGGCGAATGTAGCACAGGCGGCGGCACAAGCGGCGGCACAACGTGAACAAGATTATCAACGCATAATGTCAGAAAACGAACAGCTAAGACAGACAAATAACGAATTGCAACAGACTATAACACAGCAATCACAGCAACGTGAGCAAGCAATTATAGAGGACGCAATGCAAATGCCAATGTTGGATGTAAACCGTTTAGCTTTCGAGGACGATGCAACTGTTCAGCAAATGCAACAGGACTATGCAAACGCAATGCAAAAATACGTCACACAGCAAGTGCTAAAAGACGTTGAACCTGCCTTGCAATACGCAAAGGACGGTATGCGTGAGAAAGAAAAAAGGGAAATGCTTGAGGCGTTCAACGGTGTTGATGAACTGAAAGGTATTAACGATATGTTGCCACAGCTGGACTACATCATTGAACATAACAAGTGGTTAGACAACGACGATATACCTATGGACGAAAAGTATTTGACGGCGTATATGATTGCAAACGGCGTAAATTCTGCGAATACACCGCCACCGTCAGACCCAACAGCAGAAGAATTAATGAAATACTACGACAGCAATCCTGAATTTCAACAAATGATTGAAAAAAAGAGATTGGACGACATTAAACAAAGTCAGCAAGTGCCTGCAATGTCAGCGTCAAACGGCGCTGTAAACGCGGCATTAACAATAAAGGAAAAACCAACAACTTGGGACGACGCCTCCAAAAGAACAAAAGATATGTTCAGAGGGAAATAACGTACCCACATTACAAAAGAGGGAGAATTTTTAAATGGGAAGAGAACAAAACTTAAAAACTATTGAAGAGGCTCTAAAATCTAACTACTTACCGGTATGGAATAACCTACTCGGTATCGAGCCTACACCACTACTATCAAAAATCAAGAAAAAGCCATTGGTAGCAAATGAGATTGTTGCGTCAGCTCCAATCGGTCTATCGGGTGGCTTTGGCTACGGAGAAGAAGGACTTGCAACGCCTGAGGCGGGCAATGTTATGTTCAAACGTTTCAGAACATACGCAAAAGATATGTACTCAAACGTTGAATTGTCAATCAAAGCTGTACAGCTTACAGGCAAGAACGGCTCTATGGCAAATGCACTTGACACAGAAGTTAAGGGGGCGTACGAAACAGCCAAATGGAACGTCGGACGTTCGCTATTTGGTAACGGTACAGGTGTATTGACAAAGGTTGTTAAACAGACAACACCAACAAAAAATGTTGAAGTAACTGACATTAAGTATGTCAAGGAAGGTCTAATTGTAGACTTTTATCCGACCGCGGCTACAACGCCAAACGACGCAGTTGCTAAAAAACTACGAATTGTAGCAATTAACCGCACAAAGAACAGTAACGGCAACTATGAGATTATCCTTGACAAAGCACCTACAACAGCGCTTGTTGACGGCTTTATGACGGTGCAGAACTCATTTAATCGTGAAATCACAGGTCTTGGTGCTATCTTCGACGATGAAGTTCCAACAATTTACGGCGTAAGCAAGGCAGACAATCCGTTTGTCAAGCCTATTGTTATTGACGCAAATGATAATGTTGAGGACAACATTATCAGAAAGGCTCTAAGACGTGCCGAAAAGGACAAGAACTCAAAGGTTGATATGCTGTTGTGCGGTGACGAAGCGTACGACCACTACGCAGAATACCTAAGAGTAAACAATATCAGAGTTGAACAGAACACCTTACAGGGTGGTTTCAAATCAATTCAGTTTGATTTCGCCAACAGACAGGTTGATGTTGTCAACGAAACGTTCGTGCCGGATGATGAAATTTGGGGTGTTGATACATCAGCACTTGAATTACATACACAGGAATGGAAATTTGCTGACCTACAAGGCGGTGGTATTTTCAACCTAAAGGAAAATTCATCAGTTTACAGAGCATTGCTTGCAAACTACGGTGACCTTATCTGCTCAAATCCGGGCGGTCTAATCAGAATTTACAACTGTATTTAATTCTAACGGCAAGGTGATTATATGTTGCCTTGCCATTATTTTGCCGTTATTTTAGGTACTTGCTGAAATATTTTTTTCTGAAATGCGGTGATAAATTGGAACAAGCAGAAGTAACACTTAAAGAAATATACGAAAAGGTAAGTCTTAAAGTGCCTTTGGAACAGCGACGGTTCTTTAATTTCTTTAACGACACCGTTGCAGAACTTGAAGCATTATATCCCGACTTACTATTCAAAGAAGGTGTGCATTTTACACCGGTACACGATTTATCGGACGAAAACGTTGTATTACCGCTTTATACTCCGGCAATCGTGGACAATATCTTATACCTTTGCGGTTACGACCAACAAGGTATATTCAAACAAGAATTTACACGAAAATCAAGAAATGCCTATGTGCATTATTGGAAAAATCACGCACATAACAGACGTGTACGACGAATGAGGTGGTAGAGAAGTGTTTGACAGTGGAATATCTGCAAAAGCGTTAATAGCAGAATTACAGAGTGAAGTGGACGTCGCACTTCCTATCTCAAATTCGACGTATGTAACGTGGCTGAACAGCCTGCAATGGCTGTTATACAGTGCGATTATAAAAGAACAGAACGACTTGATAATTACCGAACCGCAAGAGGATGTTATACAGCTTGCAAACCTTGATGTTTCGGATAATGAAGCACCGATACGGTTTGAAGATATATATGCGGTGTATGCAGATACAACACAATTAATAAAGACGAGTATAACGAGCGGTTTCGTATTTCCCGATTGTTTTTATAAAAAAGGTGATAATTTAGCTGTTAAAATGCAAAAAACACCTAATTTTATTAAATTAATCTATCATATCAAGCCTAAATTGATAAAAGTAAATGAAAATGACGAGATACAAGACGGTAACGTGATGATACCGATAGAATTTATCGAATTGGTAAAGTCAAAGTTGAGAGGCGAGGCGTATTCACTTGAAAATGAGTACGGTCCTGCGTCAAATTGGCTCAACAATTACAATATTTTACTTGAAAATTTCAAACAATGGCTATCTGATAAAGCCCAACAATTTGGACAGTAAAGGAGAGGTTATATGGCAAAGAAACAAAACGAATTACAATTCGGACAAGTACCATTACCACAGGCACTAAAGCAATATAGCCTTTCCAAACTGAATTGGAGCGGTTTAAACAGACGGCAAGTTATAGATACAGGTGCTTTGTCTATGGAATGCAACATTTCTACAGCCGAGGCACCTTATTTAACACCGTCGCAAAGCAGGGCAGACATATTGTCCGATATGGGACTTAAATACAAACACCCTATATCGCTATTCAGTTTTGATGATTTCCTTGTTGTTATCTATCGTGACGATACCGAATTAAAACTTGATTATCTTGTTTTGAGCGACAAGAAAAACAGCAAAGGGCAAATCACAAAAGTATATACAGGTCTAATAAAAAAGGGTGTGACAGAAGAAACTGACGCGATACAGCGTAGTATGGTGCAATTCAATGTATATGAAAATGCCGTTGATGTACTTGGTGGCACATATGTAAAGAAATTGATACTGTTTCCTGACAAAGTATCTATGTTTATGAAGATTGTAGATACAGACAAAGACCCTACTACATTTGACAAACAGGCAGTTAAGGACGGCAATGCTGATATTGATGTTATGTATTGCCAAAAAGAAAGCAGTGGCAAAAAAACTTACTATGTTTGGAATGGGGCGATAGGCAGATTTACTTTGACAGGTGGCACAAACTACTTTGAAACAAGCAATTTGGACGTCGAAATAAAAAAATACTACAACGACGGATATACTCAGACAAAAGACGAGTATTACAATGACGGTTACAGAAAGTCAAGTAAACAAACGTATAATGACGGTTACAAAAAGACGGAATATAACAAAGACAGTAACAAAAAAGCGAGGTTTTATGACGGATACCAAAAGCAATGGTCGGGTAGTTATAACGAGAACGATGGAATTGTGTACTATCAGCGACAAGGAACGTGTTCACCATACACTTACATAACGGTTACTGATTTGAAGAATGATGATAGTGTAGCAGGCTTATATATAAGGGCATTTTCACCTTTAAAACAAATGACTAATGTAGCTTTTTATGAACGTACAGGTACGTCATTCCCTTACACATATACAAGAGTGTATGCAGAACTTGATTATAATTCAGACATAAGTAATTACTATGAAAAGGTTTCTGATAGCACAGGTACGGTTCAAACCAAACTATACGTAAGAAAAGCTGATGATAACGGTACGATAATACCGTATGAGTATGAGGAAGTAACTGATATTGCATACGGTACGAATATAACCGATTATTACGAAAAGATAAGCGACAAAGAAGTTACGGCAAAAGCATATTACAAAAGGACCGAAAACACTGATAAGGATAGCGACGGTAAATACAAATACGAATTGATTAAAAACCTTGAAAACGGTAAGAAAGTATCAAAGTATTATGAATTTACCGAAAACTATGCACCGCCTGAGGGGAGCAATAAGAGTTGCTATTGGCTTAACACATACGATAATCAAACCTATCAATTTTGTAGCGATAGAGGTGACGGAAAAAGTGGGTTTGGAATAACTATTTCGCCGTCGTTCCCTAATCTAAAGTATGCGGTAGTGCATTTATCACGACTTTTCGGAGTTGATGAGGATAGAGTGCACGTTTCAGGCTATAACGACTATACGAATTGGAACTTAGACACCGTAGCTGAAAGTAACGAAAGCAATGCGTGGAGCAGTGCCTCACAAACCAACACAAAAGCAGGCGGTAACTTTACAGGTATAACAGTGTATGACAACCACGTTGTTTGCTTTAAACGTGACTTTATGCACGAAATATACAACAGTAAAAATCCGTTCAGATTGGTTGACGTGTATGCGGAGGGGTCTATTGACAACAGGAGCATACAAGAGGTAAACGGCAAACTGATATTTGCGTCAGATGATGAAATCAAGGTGTATACAGGCTCACAACCGCGTGAGATTGGCTATAATCTTGGAATTGACGAGTTCAAAAGTGCCGTTTCGGGCAGTGACGGAAGAAACTATTACTTGTATTGTACAGACAGGCAAGGCGAAATGTATCTGTTTGTGTATGACACAATGGTCGGTCAATGGTCGCAACAAGTGATTAATAGTGAAGTATTAGGCTTTGCACATAACAAAAACGGTATGTATATGTTATGCAAAGACGGTGTTGTATACAAAATGGATACGAACAAATATACGGACGATTGGAGCTGTGAAACAGACTTATCAACCATACTGACATCATCATCTTCAAGCACATATCAGACAGTAAATATCAAACATATAGTAAAATTTCAAATGCTTGCGTATATTGAGGGGCATTTCAAGGTGTATGCACTGTACGACAATGAAGAATTTAATCCTGAAACATCGCAGTTGCTATATGACAGTAACGGTCGGAAAGGTATGCAGGCAATACGCTTAAAACCACGAATGACCGCTAATTATGGCTACAAGTTACATTTTGAGGGACACGGTTATGTGCGTTTCTATGAAATGGAACTCGGCATTACTCCGGGAGGTGAGTTATTTGTATCATCAAGATGATATTAACAATATGAATTACAAACAGCTTAGAGAAACGGTATCGGAATTAAACGATAATTACGTTAAGCTGAAAAGGACATTAGAGGACGCTTTAGACAACATAGACGAAAGCAACCTCGCAACCACTTTGCGAAAGAAATTAAACGGCTATGATACTCAATTCAGTGTAACGGCTGAAAAGATAGAAAGTAAAGTATCGTATGAGGACTTAGAAAACAATCTAAGTCAATATTCAACCGTATCGCAAACGGCACAAGCTATTGAAATGTCAGTAGTATCAAGTCAAGAATACACGGATAATTCAGTAGAAACATTATCTTCAACGTTCACTATGACTGCCGACGGAATATCTACAAGGGTTTCAAAGCTAAAGAAAGGTGTGGAAACACAATTCAATCAAACAGCAGAAAAGATTGAATCACTTGCATTCGAAAAAATGGATACATCAGAGGCTATTACGGTAAAAGAAAAACCGTCCGCAAGCGATAAAACGTTGGATAAAGAAAAACTCTACAAGTATAACAGCAAATATTATTATTTCAATGATATTTTACAAGATTGGTTAGAGTATGACGAAAAAAACGGCATTAATTCTGCATTTACTCAAATATCAGGCGGATTTATATTGAACGGTTGCGTAAAAGTGAGCGGTGACCTTATAACAGAGGGAACTATTACAGGTACAGATATAGTTGGAGCAAAATTTTATAATGAGGATAAAAGGGCGTATGTGACTATTGGTAATTCAAGCGGTAATTATGGTGATTTGACATTGAAGCGAGTATCGAATGGCAAAGGACAAGAAGTTTTTCAGATTTACGATACGGGTGTTGGTATTGCTATAAAAGCTGTAGGAACGTCTTTTATAGGTTCGACTGGAAGTAAGACATACCCAAAAGGCACTTGGGATTTTTCAAAATGTACGGTAATAGGCTTACCGTCAAGTACAAGTTAAGGAGGAAAATATATGTTATTTAGAATAGGTGATAACGTCGCAGTGACGTGTAAAAACCCAAACGAAACACTGTTGTTTATAAACAGAGTACCAACAGCTTGGTTATTCTCGATAGACATAGAGATATGTCAAAAGGTAAAGAGAATGATTGTTGAAGAACAAAATCTTAAAGACATAAAAATTGAATATGAAAGTGAAGATTGTACAACCGGCAGAGTTGTTGACTTGCCTATGGACAGTCTACACAGCTTTACTATCGACTATGCAAGCGGTATGGCACACGTTGAGTTCAAAAGGGGGATAAATAATAATGTATGACAAACCAACAAACGCAGAAGAAATGGAAGAATTCGAACGAATGACAACCGGCTTCGATTATGTATATGAAGATACAGTCGGAGCGGGAAAGGTAATATATCTTAAAATGCCTGTTGTATCGGCAAATAAGAGAGGTGTGAACGATATAGGTTGGCAATGTGACGGTGACGACGTTGCTTTATATGCCACTATGTCAAGAAAACCGCATAAGACTGAACTATGGTCGGAAGTCAAAGAAAACTATGTTGTAAACAAGACTGTATCGGCGTTGAAGTTTGAAAACAAGGACACAAAGCCTTGTAATCTATGTGTAAGGGTGCGTTTAAATTAATGGGGGTGGTTAAATGAAGGGTAATGTATGTTATCAAAAGACAGACTTCGGCTCTGAAACACCTGACTTGCTTAATAAATACGTTCTGAAAATAACTCAAATAGCAGGAATATCACTCAAAAAAGATATTTCAAAAGAGAGTTTAAGGCTTGCTTTAAGTGTTCCTACACTTGTATCGCAACTTGTTAATGATAAAGAGTACATAACCAAATCTGAAATTGAGATTATACAAAAATCTCTTGAAGATATGGATAGCGTGTTAAACGGCAAGATTGATGATACAAACGCAAAACTTGATGATGAAATAAACGCAAGGGAAATGCTTGAAAATGTGGTGAATACACTGCAAACACTGGCTCACAAGCACAGTAACAAGAATGTACTTGATACTATCACAGAAGATAGAGTAGCAATATGGGACAAGGTGAAAGACCTTGATAAATACTTTGACTATATTGATTTTAAGGCTTTTGTCGAAGAAATAGTATATGCATATACAAACGAACTTCAAAATCTGTACACAACAATCGGTATTACATCATACGACGGTGGTGTATTCGGTATGGAACAGTTAGGAACAGAGCTTGACGGCGGTAACTTTGACAGTGAACCCGAAAACAGTTTTGATTGCGGTGATTTTAACCCGCTTGAACTGTCTGCACAAGTAACATCGGTCATTGATTGTGGAACGTATTAAGGAAAGGAGGATTGATAGAATGGCAACAAGATTTATAGCAAAGCACGGTTTGAAAAGCAATATAAATAGATTAACACTTTCGGAAGGTGAAATAGCTATTGCATATAGTGATGACAAATCAGAGGCTGAAATATATGTAGGTGGAAACGACAATACACCAATCCCCGCGGCAGGTGCGTCGATGAAAACAAAAAACCAAATATTTGTCGTGTGCGACGGCGACCACGACGAATTAAAGTTACGGGCGGCGATAGATAGTGCGCAAAACAACAGCGTTATCTATCCTGTAGGTACACAATGTGTTTTGACAAACGAAAATACCATACGTGGTTATGGATTGACGAACAGTAGTGGTGGATGTGTTATATCATTAAAAGGCGGTATGACCTTAGATGGGTCAATGTGTGATGAATTCATTTTTAAAAACACAAATCCTGCTGAAAAACAGCATATTTTTCACATATCACAATTTGCGACAATGAAAAATGTAACATTGGTAGAAGATACTAAAACAGTGACATCTGATACAATTAATCCAATAGTATTATATGCTGAAGATGACTCGAACATTATGTTCTGTTCATTTGTCACTATATTTAGCACGCATCAAATAGGTGTATCAACATTTAAATTGGGTAAAGTACTATTTTTTAATAATGTTATAGATGGGTTTGAGGGTGCTCCAGGAAATGCAATAACGAAAGAAATTTACATTGCACGTTATGCAAAAATAATAGGGAATGAATTTTTAAATTTTACACAAAACAAACCACTTTTAGGGTTTATGCTTTCGGCGACAAATATTTTCTTTCAATATAATTATATTGAAACTTGCGATAATTGTTTAATATCGTTAGGTGGAAGTATTATGGGAAATATTTTCAGATCTATGGAAGATTGTAGTATTAGCTGTGGTGGCGAAATTATAGGCAATATCTTCATGCTAATACACCAAAATGAAAATGAGTCATTTTTGACAAATTCAGGTAGACTAATTGGGAATCAATTTACAGGGATATACATTAAGGGAGAATATATTCAATTCATTGATTGTAGTAATTCTTCTATTATATCAGATAATTATATGTCTATCACATCTATACCTGCGACAGGAAGTTGTTCATTGATAGGTGCAACTGGTAAGACATTAATCTTAAATAACACGTTCTCTACTTCATCATCATTAGCCGACAATAACGAGTTTAATCTTTTAGACGTCGATGGTAACACAGTAATCAAAAATAATGTAACAAGTGCTAAATCTTTTGGTAGAATTGCAGATACTTGTATTGCAGAAGGAAATATAACATCGTGGAGTTAAGGAGGCTATTATGTACAAATTTTATAGTAAAAACGGGCAGGCACAATTCTACGAACACGGTGTCGAAATTGACGGCACGGTGTACGGAATACACGCCGATAGGGATATATTACGTATAAAACGCAGGATTGTCAATGATAAATTCGCCGAAACTGACGGTGATTTCGATATGGACACAGAAATTGCTAAAATTCAGCATACGGGCATAACATTTGAACAGCCGACAGCTGAACAGTTGGAGCAGATACAGGCGAAAACATTTGACAGTATGTCGGAATTAAAACAGCACGTTCAGTCTGTTATGAGCGGTGACGAAACAATGTCACAGGACGAAATCAATGCAATGCTGTTACTACAGATTGCAGAGTTAAAGGCAGGTGTCAGCAATGAATAAGGCATTGATAAAAAGATATTACAAAAAGGGGCTATATACCAAGAAACAGCTTGATGTATTTGTCAAAGCAGGTTTTATTACAGAAGCTGAGAAACAGGAGATTATGGAGGGTTAAAAAATGGCTAATAAAATTCAAATAAGACGAGGATTAAAGAAATTTTTACCGATATTATCATTTGCCGAGCCTGCCTATACAAGCGATACAAGCGAGTTTTTTATCGGTACAGGCAAAGGAAATGTAAATATGAATGGTAGCTTGTGGTATACAGGCACCGCTTTAAGCGGTACGTCCGAAAACATCAACTATACATATGCAGATTGTCCTCTTGTTAAAGTGGGTGATGTGTACCTTAATACCGATTATGGCTATATCTATCAGTCTACTACAGCAGGTAGCGGTGAAGACGTAAAGTGGCAATACAAAGGTACGATAAGAGGACCACAAGGCATACAAGGTGTTAAGGGCGACACAGGCGAACAAGGTCTGCAAGGCTTGAAAGGTGATACAGGTGCAAAGGGTGAAAAAGGCGATAAGGGTGAGAAAGGTGATACAGGTACATTGTCAAATGGCTCGGTACATACTGCTCATATAGTTGATGAGGCTGTTACAACAGCAAAATTATCGCAAGAAGTGCAAGAAAAATTATACGATACATCAAATAGCACTATGTTAGATAATTTCTCTTTACTTATACAAGGGTTAGTAAATTCGGACGATATTAAACTTGCGAAAAAATCACTTAGCGAAAATCCGAATTATCCAGGTAGTTTGATTCAACCGGAAACAGGATTGTACATAAACGAGCCGTTCCTTATAAAAAACGATACATCGGGCGAAACTGCCCAAGATTACTTGAGCTTGCAATACAATGATGAAACAAAATACATTTTATCACACAGATTAGCAAGGGGACACAGTGCTATTTGTATTGTAACTAAGAAAGTTGTAACAGGTGCAGAATATGAAGATGGTACAATCAAAATTTTAATGGATTTTACCAATACAGAAAGAACAGCTATTTAAGGAGGATAAATAAATGAACATTTGGGAAACAATCAATATATTTTGGGTTACATTGGCGTGTAACCTATTCATAAAAACTGTATTTGTTGCAGTTATGTTAGATACGGTTTTAGGGTTACTAAGGGCAATCAAAGAGAAAAAGTTTAATAGCTGTTTCGGCATTGACGGTGCAATACGAAAATTTGCAATGATTATATCGGTTGTGGGTTTGGCTATTTTGGACAAGTTGATAGGCTTTAATATGCTACCGTTTGTGCCGGAAGAAGTGCTTAAATATATAGGCATTACGCAAGTGGGCATATGTGAGTTTTTCTGCTTGCTGTACATAATGTACGAAAGTATTTCAATACTGAAAAATATGTGCTTGTGCGGTCTGCCGATACCGAGCAAATTACGAAACGGTATTGAAAAATGGCTTGATACAATGACATCGGAACTTGATGGGAAGAAAGGGGAATAAATATGGATTTGAAAGAGGCTATTCAGATAGAAACTTGCAAAGATTATGAAAAAGATTTGCAAGATGAATATTATCAACTGTCAATGCGATACAAAAGATTAAAAGCAACGGTTGACAGATGGGATAAGCGAGGCTTGATAACTTCCCCTGAAAGTATACGGAGTATATATGATATGCAATTAGAGGCAATGAAAGTTTATCTTGCAATGTTGTACGCAAGAGGAGCAATAGAAGGCGTTAAATTGAAAGAGGTGTAGGAAATATGCGAATTGGAATAAATTGCGGACACACTGTAAGCGGTGAAGTCGGTTGCGGTGCAGTTGGCTACATAGACGAAAGTGTAGAGGCACGAAAAGTCGGCTACGCACTTGAAGAATTGTTGAAAGGTGCAGGACATACAGTGTATGACTGCACCAATGACTATGCACCGACGGTGAGTTCAAATTTAAGACAAATAGTTGATATGGCAAATTCACAGCCACTTGACTTGTTTGTATCAATTCACTTTAACAGTGGCGGTGGGCAAGGTACAGAGGTGTGGACTTACGGTGGCAAAAAGTTTGATGAGGCAACAAATACTTGCAAGGCGATAGGTGAATTAGGTTTTAAAAACAGAGGTATTAAAGACGGCTCTAAGCTGTATGTGGTACATCACAGTGACGCGAAAGCTATGCTTGTTGAAGTGTGTTTTGTAGATACAGAGGACGCAAATAAATACAAGAAAATCGGTGCGACAGAGTTTGCAAAGGCGATTTTTAAAGGAATTACAGGACAAGTGACAAAGGATAAAACAAACAAGGAGGAATTGAATATGACACAATATGAGGAACTACTTAGCAAAATTAATGAGTTGGACAAGAAAAAGGCGGATAAATCAGAAATGATTTACGATTGCATTGACAGTAATATGCCTGAATGGGCGCATAAGCCTGTTCAGTGGTGTTTGGATAACGGTATTGTATCAGGCGCAGACGACGCGCACCTTAACCTAAACAATACAAAATTGTGGGTATGTGTTGTTGTATATCGTGCAGTTAAATTTGTTGCAGGACTTATAAAAATCAAGATTTGATAAGGAGTAAATGACTATGGGTTTGACAGATACAATAAGAAATAAGGTAAACAGCCTTTTTAATTTCGATTCACAACAACAGAGTAATCAATTAAAAAACAAAATTGATACATTGTACGGAAAGCAAAACACGACAACGGCACCGAACATAAATTCCTTTAATCCGTTCATCAGCAAAAGAGACGGACAGGTTATAAATAAAATGGCTGATTATAAGCCGATTGTAAACAGTAGTGCGACAAGCGATAAGGTTAGAGAATGGATAACACAAGCAACAGGTATTCAACCAACAAACAAAATGTCAAATTCATCAAATTCTACTCAAAATGAAAATAGTACCGCTCTTAGCAGTGGTACTATTAATTCAAACGGTGATGATAATGTTGGTTTTAACGGAAATCTTGACAGCTCGTCGCTTGGAAGTCTTGACGTAGCAACGCAACTTCCGAAACTGTCAACAGCACAAATAGCCGAAATCATTAAAAAGCACTTTAACCGCAGTTCAGTCATATCAACAAGTGACGCAGAGGGTATATACAATGCTCAAAAAACAACAGGTATGAGCGCTTTGGCAATACTCGGTATCGGAGCTTTGGAAAGTGGTTGGGGTACTTCAAACATAGCCAAGAAAACCAATAATATTTGGGGTTACGGTGCTACAAATGTTAATCCTGAGGGCAACGCTCATAGATACGGTCAGATGTCACAAGGTGCTACTCAATTTGCAACCGAATTTATGAAAACATACTACAATGGGTATGGTGCAAAGTCGATTAATTCAGCAGGTACAGGTAACAATCCGAAAGGAATGGGGTATGCATACACAGACGGCGGAGCAATAGATAGCAGTTGGGCGACACAGGTAAGTTCTATTATGGGACAACTATACAACACAGCTAAGGGTGTAAGCGGTTCAAATACAAGTAATTCATCAAGTAATTCATCAAGAAGTTATCTAAACAGATTGAGTTATGCGAACAATTCAAACACTTCGTCAGGCGGTTCTTCCAAAGGACGACAGATTGTTGCGGCGGCAAAGCAGTATTTGGGAACACCGTATGTATACGGCGGTACTTCGTCAAGCGGTGTTGATTGTAGCGGTCTTGTACAACTCGCGGCGAAAGCAAGCGGTATTGATATACCACGAACAACATACGACCAAATAAATGTAGGGCAAGCCGTAAGCAAGAATAACTTGCAAGAGGGCGACCTTGTATTTTTCAGAGGTTCGGGCGGTAGTACGTCAGCTCCAGGACACGTCGGAATTTATGTAGGTAACGGACAGTACATACAAGCACCAAAGACAGGTGATGTCGTTAAAATCAGCAATTTATCAGGACGTAGTGATTATGTCGGTGCAAGAAGAATAGCATAAGGAGGTAAAACGAATGGCATATAATACGCAAGACGCCGTAAATACAATATTACGGCTAAAAGGTAATTGGCTTAATGCAAATGCAGAGGGCGATACAAAGAAAACGGCACAAATAGCAAACGAGGCACAAAACTATTACGGACAAATGCGTGAAAATGGCGACACAAAGCTTGCCGACACGCTTTATAACAGTGGATATGACGCGTCAAAGAAGTATGTTAATGACTACTTTGCACAGAGCGGTAAAAGTGCAATTAGACCGTATTTTTACGGCTTAGGCTCAAAGTACGGTTTAAGTCGAAGCGATATAGACAATGCACTTCAATATAACGATACGACAGGTGAGGTTAGCTTAGGCGGTAAAAACATAGGCAAGCCGTCGGCAGTAGGTTCAAATGGGGTATCTTATTGGGATAACAGTACGCTTGATAATGCTTTTAAAAACTATGTTCAAGACACAGGCAAAAGTCAAACCACATCAAGCCTTGTAGGTCAACAGCAAAGTAATCTATTCGACCATTATAATAACTTGATGAAAACATACGGACAAGACTATAAAGATTATATGGATATGGTTAAAACAAATCCATTCTCTACCGACGAGGCAAAAGCAATACTCGGAAAGTATAATCTATCGGCTATACAGGGCAGAAACAATCAACTCGCCTTAGGTACAGCCTCAAACGGCGGTAATGTAGACAGTTACAGTGCGGCGAATGCAATGCGACAACAAGCGGCGCTATATTCACAGGCACAACAGAATGTATTGGACGCGTATAATGCAAAGGTACAAAATGCGGCGAACTCAACACAAAAAATTGAACAGGCACGAAAAATCCTATCCGATATGGGTGTTCAAATCGATAATGCGTTCAATAGAGACGAAACAGCAAAGAATAACGAAGTACAAAGAAATGAAACTGTACTTAACGGTAAAGTATCACGTGACGCAACAACAGCACAAGTTACAGGTCAAATTCCTAAGGACATGCAATATTCCTCAAATCCGTTCTTTGATGATAACGGCAATCCGATAGAAGATATTGACTATAAAAAGGTAATCGAACAAGCTATCGCAAGAGGCGATACGCAGACAGCACAGGCGGCGAGAGTTGCAAGGGGCGTAAAAATTTGGAACAACTACAGTAAATACGGTCAATACGATGATGGTGATTACGGTGTTCCGAATACGCAAACAGAGGACGCAAGACAGTTTGACGCACAAATTAAAAACAGCACCGACCTTGCAAAAATGGGTTACGAACACGAAGAAAGAATGCCAGGTATTGAGGCTGATAACACAATTCGTGTTAATACGAATCAAGCCGATAATACAATTCGCGTTAATGACGCAAGTGCCAAGAATGACATGGACGTTGCAAATAATGCATCGAAGAACACAATAGCAGAAAATATATCAGCAACGAATAACGCTGTAAATGCATACAAGCAGACAGGTGGCGCAATAGGCGGAAGTTCTTCAGGAGGCAGTTCAAAGCCAGCTTTATCACTGTCGGAAGTGAATGACGCAATAGCGAACGGAAATATTACGCCGGGTGTGGTAGATGCATATAACTACTATAACCAAACGGGCTACACGATAGAAAACTTCCCGGGTTCAAGTGGAGATGATTCAGGCGCAGACTACGATTCTAAAATAGATAGTGTTTATAATAGCTCATCATCAACAGTTCAAAGCTATATTCGTAACAAACTAAAACCACTTCTTCAAAGCAGAAGTATAACAGAAGATGAATTAAAAAATGATTTGTTATCCAATTCAGCAAATTACGACTTGGAAGTCGATGATATGAAGGCGATTTGTAATGCTCTTGATGTCAACTCAATGTGGGTTGATAACTACAAGAATAAAGGTGTCTTTGGTTGGGGAAAAGGAGTTACGAAAAAATAATCAAGTTATGAGAGGTGAATGATTTTGGCTATAAAAGATAAAAAGAAAATAAATCGAGTGATTTCAAATGAAGAAGCAAAGCAAACAAAAGTCAAACTACAAACAACAGACGGCAAAGAGTTTGGGGATATAAGTCTTAGCGCGTATGGTGCTATTCGTGGAGGGTATCTGTCAAGATACTCTCCGGTAGACGAAAATGAGAAAAAAGTATTGGACAAATATAAGCAATCGAAGTTTTCAAATGAAATAGGGAAAACTACTTTTGAAGAAATTCCACGACATCAAACAAAAACCGAAAACAACAAAGAGTTTAAAGGTGATTCAGACAGCATTTACAGAAAAACAAGCAAATCTACTTTTGAAACAATGCCGAAATACCAAGAGAATAAGCAAAAAATTGAAAATGAAACAATAAATAAGTTCAAAGAGAAGTACGGCAAAGAACTGGAAGATTTCAACCAACAAGATTATTATGATTGGGCTACTTCTCACGGCTTTAAATTTGTGCACCAAGAACAAGCGGGTATTTCTGAAAATCCTATAATGGGCACAAAAAATTCAGAAGAAGATAAAAAAGAAGAAAAAAACCTTAGATATTTGTTACAATTTAATCAACGAAGAAAAGAGCTTGAGAGTGAAGAGTATGATACTGCAAAATCTTTCGGTACAGGAATAAGAAACTCTGTAACTTTCAACACTTTTCCACGTTTAGAAGAATGGGCAGACCAAAAAGATATTAATGCTCAAAACAGTCCTTATGCACAAGTATTAAAGAACAAATATAAGACAAAAGTGACGGACGAAGAAGAAAAAGTCAAAGAAGAACATCCGATAGCGAATACAGTAGGATACAGTGCTGGCGAATTGGCTAAATGGTTGACAACAAGAAAAGTAGCTTCAAAAGCGGTCGGTTCAGTAAAATGGTTAGCAAACAAGCCACAGTGGTTACAAAACACTGTGAAAAACGGAATTACAGACGGAATTACAAGTGGATTTATAAATGCGGCTAACACAGCAGGTGGCGGAGGTGATGCCAAAGCCATTGCGAAGCAAGCAGGAATAGGTGCTGTTGGAGGAAGTTTGGGGGGTGCGGCAAGTTCACTTGTAGGTGAATTTGGCGAAAACATTCTGTTTAAAAGGCAACTACAACATAAATTTATACCCGAAATGGCAAGAAACGTAGCGGCGTCAGTGTCATTTGCGGGTGCGGACAGTGCAGCTACGTATTTTTTACACCCAAAAGAAGAAAGACCGACAGCTCTGGATATTGCTAAAAATATGGGGGTTACTTTTGCTTTCGCGGCAATTACAACGGCTTTAAATGTGGGCGCAATCAAACAATCAAGTAAAGAGGCTTTAGACGTTGTAAACGATAAGATGATGAAAGATTACGAAGGTATGATGAATTCAACAAGTACAAACGACGTAGAAAGTGTTAAACAATTTGCTAAAAATGTTATGGATTACTCCGATTCAATGATTAAGTATCTTGACGGAGAAGGCTTTAAACTAAAAAATAATGCTCCGTCAGATACTGTTACAGAATACTTAACCGGCAAAGGAAATGCACCAGTTAAAGATACTGTATTAGAAAAAGCTCGTTTTGTTGGTGAGGACACTCGTGTAAGAAGTATGCAAGAGGACTTAAGGACTATCAAAAGCAGAGCAAAAGAATTTTACGACAGAGCTGATTCAATTCCTTATGATGTAGAAAAAATATCAAAAACATCAAATGTAGGGAATGTGGACAATATCACAAAAGAGCTTACAAACATAAATAATACAAATTCAACGCCACAAAACAAAAATTCGATACAAAATGTACCGAAAACATCAGAAGTAGAACCGATACAAACCGTTCAAGAACAAACGCCTATAAGCGTCAAGACAAATGATGTTGAAGTTCAAAAAACAGATAAGTTACCGAAAGAAGTTCAAGACAGCGTAAGCAAAGCTGATGTTGTCGCAGAAAACAATCCGCAAGGGTATAATAAGGATTTTGTCAGACGATACGCGAATAGTTTTGTTGAGGTTGCTCAAAAGAGTGACAATTATCCAAATCGTGATTTTCTTGATAACAATATTGCTGATGAATTAACTCAAAAGATACTTACAGGGGAAAGTAAACTTGACGGAAACAGTGCTTTTGATTATGCAGTAAAACAATTCAAATTTATACTAAACCAAGCTGACGAAAGCAAGCTTAATCAAGTACAACAGTTTAATGAAAATCAAAAACAACAGAATGATGTATCAGCTTCCGAAATTAACACCGATAATTCAATTATTAATGATACAGCAGACAGCGTTAATAGCGCAGATACACCAACTACAACTGACACTGCATTTAACGACACACAAGAAAACGGTGTACAATCGTCTGTAAATCGAGTTACAGATGAAGTACATAATGCAATGAATAAAGTTGGCTTAAATGTATCTGAAAGTGCAACAGGTATACAAGAGGCAAATACAAGATTTATGTCAAGCAATGATAATCTTTTCGACAAAAATTATGTAAGTAACTATGCGAATGACTTTGTGCAAGCTATGTCAGAGAAAAACGGACGTAGCTACACAGTTTTATCACAAGAAACAGATAATCTTGCTGATGAACTTGTAAATAAAACTCTTACCGGAAACAGTGTACTTGACGGAAACAGAGAATTTCAAACTGTAGTCAGAAATTTTAAAGATGTTTTAAGAGAGGGAATAAAGAAAAACACCAATCTACATAACAATGTATATGGCGCAAACGAAGTTTTAAATGCACAAGTGCAAGACGTGGAAAACGGCGATTATTCTTCACTTAATATAAGCGAAAATGCAAATAACAATATAAAATTTGCTCCGGTAAGTGAAAATGGACAAAATGTAGGTTATGTTATAGAACAAGGCATTGACTATACGAACCAACTAAGTGAAACGTCGTTTGCAGTAAAACAGAAAAATGGAGAATACGAAACAAAACAAGGAGTTACATACGGTCGTTTTGGCACGCACCAAAGTTCAAACGGTAGTTATATTGTATCATATTTGCCGACGGGCAACGCAACAGCAATACTCCCTAATCAAGACACTGCTATTGAATTTATGAAGCAAGTCGAAAATGAAACAAGTGGATATTCGATTTATTTGCATAACGACAATGATGGGATAACAAAGACAGGGGGCGAAATATCACAATTTATAAACGCATTAAATACAATAAAGAGTAATTTGCAAGTTAAAGAAAATTCTGCTAAAGAAATGGTCAGTGCCAATCCCCTTGCAGCGCCGGTGGAAAATGCAACTCAAAAAGATAATTCCACAATAGAAATACCTAAATCCGATATCAAAACAAATGAAACACTTCCTGTAGGTCAATTACTTGAAGATTACAATGATACTGTGGATAATATTCTTTCTGTATCTGATGAAACAGCAAAAGAACTCGCAGATAATAGAGTTGCGGTCGAGATATTAAAAAATACCCCTAACGTCATTCTTGACAATGTTAAAGGTGCAAGAGATTTGAAAGTGATAATCAATTATACCAAGTTATATCTTGCAGTTAGAAAAAACGGTGTTTTTGAGGGACATTATCACAATTTAGGTGCGGAAATCGCAAAAAAATTACCTGATTTTCTACAAAATCCCGACGCAATTATACAGCTTGCAAATGGTAAACTAAACTTGTTCACAACAGTCAAAACAAAAAAAGGAAATAATGGCATAATATCCGTTGAGCTTAACAGCACGAAAGATATTGGCGGAAAAAACGAAGATTACAATGTTGTTGTAACAATGTTCAGTTCCAATGATAACTATACTAAAAACTTGATTTCCGGTGAAGGTGTAAACATAAAATACAAAAAAGAGGATTTATCGCAAGTGAATCCCCAACTGTATAAGTGGTTGGCAACTATTAACGATAAATCCTCTACTAACAATATTGTATCACAAGATAGTGATGTTGTCAATAGTAGTATACGCCGAGATACAGAAAATGATACATTAAATTTGAAAGATAAATGTAACCTCACACAAACAAAGCATACCAAAACAGGCGAGGATTTATGGATTATAGGCTTAAAAGAGAGAATTTCAGCAGATGAATATAAAAAGCTAAATGCAAAAGTAAAAGCAGTAGGCGGCTATTATTCAAGATACGCAAAAACACCCGATGGCAAACCGATACCTGGTTTTATTTTCAAAGCTGAACCGACAGAACAAGTTTTTGATGTGTTTAACAATTTCTTCGGAACAACAGGCGATTTAAAAGAAACGACAGAGGTAAAAATCGAAAACAATAAAACATTTGATGAACAAAATGATCATAAAAACGAAAACACTCAAGTGATTGATGAACAAAATGAGCATATAAAAAAGGTTTCGGAAAGCAATAATGTGAGCCACGTTGACGAAGTCGATAATCTTGAAAAATATACTGAAAATATGACGCCGTTAAAGAAAAGTAATGCCATAAAAGAACTTACAAAGCGTACAGATACTGAAGAATACGGTTCGACAACTAATGCAGAACTTATAGAAAAAAGCGTTGCTGACGGCAGAGAACTTGAAAAGATTAGAGAAGTTAAGAAAAAATATGCGAGCAACAATATAACTAAAACGTCTTATGTGCGTTTTCAAGACTTAGTTGAACAATCTTACAAACTCAACAAAGCTGAGTACAACAAAAAGGGAATTAACTCTTTTACTTTAGTAAAAGAAGCACGCGACTTAAAGCAAGACAAGCAAGGCGGAGAAAATATTAAAGCGATAGACAGCGAATTATACTATTATCTTACTGGCGATGAAACTGTATTACCTAACAAATGCTTTAATGATTATTATGCAATAAGAATAAGCAAAAACACCAGCCTTGACATAAGTAAAACTATGTACGACTACGGAATGTGGTTGAATGAAAATTCGGCAATGAACGCTCCGTTTGAAAGCGACACTGCAAATACTGAAAAAGAAGTGACAGATAAGCAAAACAGTATTGAAAAGAAATCAGGAAGTGATATAATTAAAGAAAAACCAGACTTAGAAATCGGCGATGTAATCGAGTATGACGGCAAGCAATGGAAAGTTACACAAACAGGCTTAAATATGAGTTTTGAAAATCTTGA